AGAAGAAGAAGAAAGCTAGTTACGGTAAGAAATATTCAATGAATAGAGGTGGCAAAGTTGCTTCTCTTCGTAAACCAACCAGAGCATAAGGAGAAAAACTATGCCAAGTAATTATCGTTATCCCGGTAAAGCCGAATTTGAAGGCACGGTTAAGCAAGGTGATATGAGTGATGTTAATGCAGGTAGCCTACACCGTGAAGGTAAAGAAGGTGATCTTCTAGGTTCTACTGATGCTAAGTTTAGTCAGAGTATCCAAACCTCCAAGACTAAAATGAAGAATGATCAAGCCGCTATCTTTAAGATGGCTAATGATAATTCTCTCTATAACACCTCTGGAAAGTAATAATCTAAAAAATGTCTCTTGATGATCAAGACATAGGTACAGTAGAATTAGATGCTCTAGAGGTTCCTGGGTTAGCAGGGGCTATTCAGCAGAAATTTATTGAAGCAGAAGAAGGCCGGTATAGTGAAGAGATACGCTGGTTAAAAGCGTATAAGAACTATAGGGGCATCACTGATAGTACAACCTCGTACTCTTCTTCAGAAAAATCTAAAGTCTTTATCAAGATTACAAAAGTAAAAGTACTCGCTGCTTTTGGGCAGATTATAGATATCCTCTTCTCCAACAATAAATTCCCTATCACAGTTTCCAGTACTCCAGTTCCAGAAGGTATTGCAGAGTTTGCTCATATACCTTCTCCTGAAGAACAGCAACTTTCTCAAGACATAGGAAATACTTCATTACATGACCTAGGTTATGATGGAGAAAATATGGATGATTTTCTTGCTGGACTAAAAGAAAAGTATCTTGGGTCTACTCTAATAGAAGGTAAGTCTGTCTTTGATACAGCACAGATATCCCCTTCACAAGAAGCTGCACGTAATTTAGAAAAACAAATCCATGATCAACTAATGAATACCAATGCGATGACTGTTCTAAGACATTCTATCTTTGAATGTTGCTTACTAGGAACAGGCATTATTAAAGGCCCCTTTAATTTTACTAAAACAATACATAGCTGGAAAAAAGAAAATGATGAAAAAACTTATGAACCTTATGAAAAGAGCATACCAAAAATTGAAGCGGTGTCTTGTTGGGATTTCTACCCCGATCCAACGGCTGTTTCATTAGATGATGCTGAGTATGTAATACAACGCCATAGGTACAACAGAGAGCAACTACGCAATCTAATCAATCGTCCACACTTTGATAAGGAAAGTATTGAAGAGGTTCTCTCTGAAACGCCTAACTATGAAGTTAAATCTTTCGAATCTGAAATACATTCTAAAGATGACTCACATCTTTTTATTGATAAAAGGTATGAGATACTAGAATACTGGGGAATGTTAGATGCAGCCCTGGCCAGAGAGTTTGGTTTAGATGTTCCACATTCTATTAGTGATTTAGATTCAGTACAAATAAATGCATGGATAGCTGGAAACACAGTAATTAGATTAGTCCTTAATCCTTTTCTTCCTGCTCGTATTCCCTTCTACGCTTTCCCTTATGAACTAAATCCATACCAACTCTTCGGTATTGGTGTAGCTGAGAACATGGAAGATTCTCAAATACTAATGAACGGTCATATGAGAATGGCTATTGATAACCTAGCTCTTGCTGGTAATATGGTTTTCGATATTGATGAAACTCAATTAGTCCCAGGACAGTCTATGAGTATCTATCCTGGTAAGATCTTTAGGCGGCAGTCTGGACAAACAGGAACAGCAGTGAATGGAATTAAATTCCCTAGTACTGCACCGGAGAACCTACAGATGTTCGATACTGCTCGACGGTTAGCAGATGAACAAACAGGTATCCCTTCTGTATCTCATGGTCAGACAGGGGTAACAGGAACTGGTAGAACTGCTGCTGGACTATCTATGTTGTTAAATTCAGCAGGACTATCCATTAAAACTGTTATAAAGAACATCGATGATTTCCTATTGAAACCTTTAGGGGAATCATTGTTCCAATGGAATATGCAATTCAATGATGATAACGCTGAAATTGTTGGAGACTTAGAAATTAAACCTAAAGGTACTGCTGCTATCATGCAGAAGGAAGTACGTTCACAACGACTAACAACTCTACTACAAACAATCGCTAACCCAATGTTAGCACCGTTTATTAAAATACCTAACTTAATTAAAGAGCTTGCTATTTCTCAAGATATTGATCCAGATGAGTTGGTTAATGATCCTAACGAAGCAGCAATCTTTGCAGATATACTAAGAGGTTTGTCTAATGCACCAGGAAACGGCCAAGAAGCTCCTCCAAACAGTCAACAGCCCCCTGACATGGGAGCCAATGCAGGAGTACCTCCAGGAGCAAATCCAATGGACCCATCGGGCGTTGGTGGTGGCAACATCGGAATTGGAAATACACCAGTTGCAGGGGAAAGCAATTTTACTGGATCAACTCCTTCACCTGAAGGAAGTAATCAAGAGTTCACTGGACAACCATAATATGGATAAACAAGAAAATGATTGGTAATCTACCTAGCGAAACTGACAAAGATCAGGAGTTGCACGTTCTTAATCTAGCTTTAGGTGAAGCACTAATAGGTTTATTACAAGATGCTTCTCGTAATAGTAATAATGATAATTTGGGTGATATTACAACGGATCTTTTAGATTTTGATAATGATGTTCCAAGACAAGGTTTTTCCGAAGGGGGACTAACAACCGGAGGGCCTGAAGATGGAATAACCGGAGGACTAGGAGGAGCAGATGGTACTGGAACGGGCGGTCTTGATCCTAGTATAACAGCTATAGGGGGGTTAGCTGTTTCTGTTGCTACAGGAGCTAGTGTACCATCAATAGCTTTTGGTATAGCTAATGCTATTACAGCATTAGCAACTGGACGATCTATAGCAGATCAAGTAGGTGCAAATTTAAGTGCTTTTTCTTCTCCTAAGGGAATATTTGGTCAATTTGATATTGACGTTACAAACCTATCAACAGGACAAACTACTACTAGATCAGGAAGACAAGCTATTCAAGATAGTCAAAGAGGAACTCCTGATCTTAGTTTCAGCCCCGGCCCTCCAATAGGATTTCTTGGTACAGGAGCTACAAATAATGCCTCAACACCTATTAGTGTTGAACAAGCACCAGCATTAGCAGCAGATGCAGCAGTAGCTTCAGACCCAGCAGCAGATGCAGCAGTAGCGGCTGGACAAGGTGTTGCTGTAGGAGCAACAGGTACTGGTGCAACAGGTGTAGCATCAGAAAGTGGTTTTGGTGATCCCGGTACTGCTGGTACTGGTGGTTCTAGTTCAGGTGATCCTAGTGCAGGTACATCTTCTTCTACTGGGGAATCAACTGAAGGAATAGGACGGAAAGACGGTGGACAGATTAAAGGATACCAAGAAGGTGATCTAGTAGAGGATCAGCAAGCAGATACACAGTTAGATGGTTTAGGTCTTGGTCCTTTAGGTGTAATTAATGATCCTGATGGCACAACTGGAGTTGCAGATGATTTAGATATGGACCTTCCTGTTGGTTCTTATGTTGTAAATAAAGATGCAGCAACACTAGCAGGTCTAGGCTCTATAAATAAACTAATTAAAGAAGCTATTGATCTTGCTTTAGAAGATGAAGTAGATCTTCCAGCAGAAATTAAGACCGCTGAAAAAATTCCAATAAGAATTTCTAGAGGAGAAATAGTAATTCCTGCTCCTTTAGTAGATTATATAGGATTAAAGAAGTTAGAGAACATGAATAACCGTGGTCTTAAAGTAAGGAAACAACGAGAAGCAGAAGAAGCGCCTGTTGAAATGGCTGCTGCTCCTTCTCCACAACAAGATTTATTGGCACAGATACAACCTGTTGCTTAATAAAAACTGAACAGATACCCGTAAAGGCCCTGTTCGCAAACACCTAAAATGGATACCTAAAGTTATTGCTTTGGCCCCAAGGAGGTACAATGGTTGATACAGAACAAATGGAAGAAGTAGAGCCTACCCCATATCAGAACGAATATAGAGGTACTCTTTTAAATTCTGATGAAGAAGAAGAAAATCTAGATCTTACTGACTTTGCTGAAGGTGCAGATACTCAGAAAGAGGAAGGATTGATTTCTAAGAAACAAGAACATGATTGGCAAAAGAGATATAGTGATCTTAAAAGCTATCATGATAGGCAACGAAATGAATGGCAACAAGAAAAAGAACTAATCGATGCTAAGGCTAAACTAGCAGCGCAATCAGCTTCTTTATCTTCTACGCCAAGAACACAGGAAGAACTTGAAGAATTTAAAAGTGAATATCCTGATGTGTATGGAGTTGTTGAGACTGTTTCCCGCCTTCAAGCAGAAGAGAAAACAGCAGAGATAGAAAAACGTATTTCTGCTTTATATCAAAAAGAGGAAGAAGCTAAATATAAAACGGCTGAACAAGAGTTGTTGGTGTTTCACCCCGACTTTGTAACCTTAAAGGACAGTTCAGAATTTTTAAAATGGCTAGATGAACAACCTTCTACTATTTCAGACGGTATCTACAAGAACCGCACTGATGCTAAATGGGCCTCTCGTATACTTGATCTATATAAAATGGATTCTAATGTTCAACCAAAACCCAAATCTAAAAAAGTAGATGCAGCACAAGCTGTTTCTTCTACTCGTAAAACAGCCACTATTACTGGGAACGAGGATAAGAAGATTTGGACTACCCTTGAAATCTCTAAACTGAAACCGCATGAGTTCGAAAAAGTTGAAAAAGAACTTGAGGCGGCTAACAGGGAGGGGAGGATAATTTAACCCCAACTATAAGGAGGGCATAATATGGCCTTTGGATCTGCGGCGGGTTATGACAATTTACCTAATGGTAAATGGAACCCGTCAATCTACAGCCAAAAAGTTCTAAAGTTCTTCCGTAGGGCGTCTGTTGCAGAAGCAATTACTAATACAGATTACTCTGGAGAAATTGAAAATTTTGGCGATACTGTTAAAATCATTAAGGAACCTACGGTTACTGTATCTTCGTACACTCGTGGATCAGTTGTTAATACCCAAGACCTTTCTGATACTGAAATTTCTTTAATCGTTGATCAGGGCAACTACTTTGCTTTTAAGGTTGACGACATTGAGGAACGTCAGAGCCATGTTAACTGGGAATCGTTGGCAACTTCTTCGGGTGCGTTCTCGTTGAAGAAGGCTTTCGATTACAACGTACTAAAAGAGATTAACGATAGTGCTGTTCAAGGCACTGCTACCACCGATACTGGTGCTGCTGGTGCGGCTATTTCCTGTGATACAGGTAATGAAGCTGCGAATGTCATCGCCCGTTTTGCTCAACAGTTGGACGCAAATGATGTCCCGCAAGAGAATCGGTGGTTTGTCGCTAACTCTGGCTTCTACGAGATCTTGAAGCAAGCGGACGCTAAGTTGATGGACGCCAGTGTTACTGGTGAAAGTGCATCAGCTTTGATGAACGGTGCTATCACTGCTCGTAAAATCCATGGTTTCACGTTGTATCAAACTAACGTCATCCAAACCGGCTCTGTTGGTTCGGCTGCTGCGTTTACGTTTGGCCCATCGGCTACTAGTGGTGAGACTACTCTACTAGCTGGTCATATGAGTGCAGTTGCTACCGCTTCGCATATTGCAAAAACCGAAGTTATCCGTGATCCCGATAGTTTTGCTGACATTGTACGTGGTCTTCACGTCTTTGGCCGTAAGGTTCTTCGTGGCTCGGGTACTGGCTTCAAAGGCGTCCTTCAAGGCGTCGTTGATCTTAACACTTAAAAGGAGGACTAAATTATGGCTACTTATAATGCTACGCATACAGGCGGCGGTACTGCTGGTCACCCTTCTAGTGTTGCTAATGCCTATGTTATCACTTCTCCTGTTTATGATGCGGTAGACAATACCGATCTGGAGCAGGGGGATATTGTTCAGTTGATTGATTTACCAGCAGATACGCTAATTGTTGGTGGAGCAATTGAAAATCTTGAGGCTTCTGGTAATGCTCAAATTACGTTTGATGTAGGTGTTACTGGGG